TCATCGCAATGCCAGCGGTCGCCTGTTTCGTAGCAAACGGCGGTATCATCCATATGGTTTCGTGAAACGCGGTCGCCGTCCCCCATCACCAGCATATTTTCGGTGATACACAACTCATTCGACCATTCGCAGGTCGAGCATACATTTTCGCGAACTTCGGTGCAAACGAGTGTTTCGTCGTCCAATTCGTGCATATTCGCATCCGGTTCGTGTAGGGTGCCTGAATATTCGCACTCCTGTAATTCGCCCACACAGTCATCGCATAGTGATGCTGGAGTTTGCTCCATCCATCCCAAAAACACGACTTCTGCGACGGGTTCGCTGTCGCAATGTTCACATTTTTCTGTTTCGTTGTCGGTCATATTTACTTCCCAAATACGCGTGTAATCATCAGCCAAATCATTAGCATAGGTTCACTACCCCATCTTCGATGGGGAGTGAACCGTATAGAACGCTGCTTCTCCTCGCGGGATTTGCGTAAAACTTCGCGGTCGCCAAAGTCCAAACAATTATTACACAAACACCCGTTATCGTGAAGCCAACAGGTGCATTCGCGACCACATAGGCAGCCGGCAGCCTGCACCCATTCGGGTGGCTTCGCGTGGTTCAGGAAATATCTCGAATCATTCGCGTAGTCTTTCACCACGAACGCCCCCTTCCCGATGATACGAATTTCCGGCTGCACCACGAACAAGTTAGTCCTTTCTCGGTTTGGCCGGGCTTTTCGCATTTCACGCAGCGAAAGCGCTTCCACGAATTCGCGCGCTTGTGTTTCGGGTTTATCCACTTTCGCGAATGTGGGTTGTGTTTCTTCGCGTGGTCAATCCATCCATTCGCGCTCACAGGTACGACTCCTGATAGCCACTCGCGTAATCGCTCGCGGCGACGAGAAATACCCGTCGTGCTACGGGGTTAAGTGCCGCGAGCTTCGCAGCACCATCCGCATACATCCATTCGTCATCGAGATAGTCCTCGTGAAAACGAGAACCGTCCCAATACTCCACGCAAAGCGTGAAGGCGGGCTTCGGGACATATTCGTAGCAGGCTTCCACTACGAAATCGTCCCCATCGGCGGTCGGTTTGTTTGTGTTCATTTTCGCGTTCTCCAAAGTGCGATTTTTAAAGCTTAAGGTTATATCCCCCATCTCCGATGGGGGTATAACCATAGGGTTCAGCCCCCCTTTCGGGTATTTCGCGTAGGAACGGGATGTTCGTATTAATCACGAACCTCCCATCCCTTCTCCGCAAGTGCATCGAGTATTCCCGATGTGCGCTCATCCTGTACCTTCGCAATCCCATCACGAGCATTCGCAAGCTCCTGCGATTTCAGGAGAAGCGGATTGCCCCACCTGTCCCCCGTGATATGCCCGAACAGGACATTCGTGCGTGTGCTGCGGTCCGCGAAGCGCTCCAATTTGTGCTGATACGAAGGTGAGCTTCGCATCATCTTTCGTGTTTGGATTTCCCCCAACAGCCTGCTCTTTGTGGTCTTCGCATTATATGCGTCGAGCATCCATTTCGCATAGCAGCCCCACTCCGTGTTCGTGATAAGCCGCCCCTTTTCACGGACAGCATCACCCCACGAGTCAATCAGGAAGTGGTTCGCAATGAATGGACACTCTTCCTCACGAATGTGCTTTGTTCGTGTGAGGTACGAATACCACCCGGTACGCCACTCCGCGATTTCGTCATCGGTGAGCTTCATACGTTCCGCGAGGCTCCACGAGAAAGGACGAACGGGGTGTTCCCACGAAACATCCAATATCGTGTGCTCGCGCCATTTGCGTTCACGAACCGATTTCTTTAGGACGGGAACAACCGGAGCAGCTATTCCCGAACATATCGCCGTCGCATCTGCACAGGACGTGTGTTCACACGCTGCGCAACACGACAGGTCGCTGTCGCCTGATAAGTCGTTTTCGCTCATCGGTTCCATACACGCGAGGAAGCTTATATAGCTTTGGATTAGACGAGCCGATGGAACGCGGGCGCATACGACGCAAAGGACATTCACGCTTGCCTCCGCCAGCGGCGCTTCTTCGAGCCACTTTTATGCATTGCACACATATAACACGTATATGTTCATCTGGGTTTGTGAATGTTCCTTCGGATAACATATACACATATGTTCCATACACATATGTTCATATATTCTATGAACGTTCACGAAGTCATTATTATCTCCCGATGTTCATATACCTATATGTTCCATAGACATATATGTTCATATAATACATAAGGTTATACGAAGGATAGTCATATATGTTCACGAAACGTTCCTAAAACGTTCGTGGACACACGAATTCACACTTACTCTTTACGAATGTCCGAGTAAGAAAGACGAACATTGACCCCCTTCACGAACATTGCGAAGCCAGCAGCACCCAGATGTTCACGAATTCACGAATGTTCGCGAAGCAGCGCGCGAGATGCGCGAATTCGCGAAACGGCGCGCGGGAAAGCGCGTGTATGACTTACGGGAACGTATGGAGAAGCTGATTATTTCACGAATGTTCACACAAATACACAAGTCTGCGTTCACGAATTCACGAATCTGAAGTTTTATATAGGGTCTATATAAGGATGTGCGCGCGATTTCGCGAATGTGCGCGCGGGTTCGCGAATGTACGCGATTTCGCGGGTTCTGCGGATGTTCGCGCGTGATTCACGAATTCGTGTTTTGTACCCCTTTCGCGATTTCACGATGTTTGGCGTGTATGCGTAGCGCGTTGCGCGTGTTCACGAATTCGCGAATTCGCGAATTTGAAAAAAAAATAAAAAAAAGGTTCGCGAACTCCGCGAACATTCGCGAATACGCTTCGTGTTCTGCTCGTATCATAGCATTCACGAATTGTTTTCACGACCATTCGCATCATTGTTCACGAACCTGTGTTCCCGAATACACGATGATTTGGTGCATCCTTTCGCGGGTATTCGCGAAGCGTGGTCATCCGCCCGTTCATCACGAGTGCGGCGAGGTTCTTCGCGAACACCTTTCGCGGGTGAGCGCCTTTCGCGGAGCTACACGGACGCAACGCGATGACGGTGTTAAACATCGCGTTTTGTGTAGCCCTATCGCGGGCTTCGTGTGCGACCACGTACCGCTTCGCGAACAAAGGTCGCGTAGCGGCAGCGATGCTCGTGCCGTTCGTGTGTAGAAACACGAAAGAATTTCGCATTGCAATACGAACATTCGAGAAGGTTCATATTCGTGGTGGACAGCCCCCGAAGGGGCTGCCCGTTCGTGTCCTGTCTATGCGAAGAACGACCCGACAGGGTCGCTCTTTGCCTTCGCGTCGCCCCCGAACACGGTGATGGGCGGCATTTGTGTTGCGTTCACGAGGATGGAGTCCTTCCATCCGTGAGTACCCTGCTTCACGGACACGAATTTTCCATCGTGTTCGAGCAGGGCGTGGACATTCGTGAATGTCCCGTCTTTCTTCACGCCCCGTATGAGTGCGTAAAGACCGCCATCGGCGGCTTTCCCGAATGCGAACACATCGTGACGGATGCGAAAGCCCTTTCCGTCCACGAACCGCTGCTTGCAGTACGCACCGGCTACACGAACCGCTTCGTGTATTTCGTCGCCGCCGGTCGCATTCGTGATTGCGAGCGACGGCATCGGGGGTGTTCGTGGGTCGTTCACGGCAGGGAGTGCCGTCGCGATACCCGATGTGGGTATCGCAGGGAGCAGCTCGTGTATGTGGTTCGCTGCCCACGAACGGGCGGCTTTCACGCCGCCCATACTCGCACACCATTGGCGAACGGTTTTCACACCGCACGCGGCTTCGGCGTCGCGTATTGTGCCCCCACGAAGCAGCGTTTGCATCGCGACCGCAAATGGGCCACGACTTTTCGCCGCTAACGCGAGGGGTAGGTTGTCCTTCACGGACACCGCCGTGTTCGCACCCTGTACGAGCGCGTTCACGATGGGCTTGCTTGCCGCTGCCTCGATTTCGCGAAGCGTCTTCACGGACTCGGTGAGTGCCGTGATGAGCGCCGCGACCACGAGGGCGACCTGTTCGTGTGTGGGATTTTTCATTCATCTCACCGGTTCACTACACGCGAGGAAGCTTATATAGCTTGTGTTTAGACGACGGCATCGAACGCGCGGGCGTATGTCGTGAACGTAATCTCGCAGCCCCTGTTCGGCGATTGCCGAATTACAGGGTCTTTCACGTAAGGGGCGCGACGCGCGATGCGCGATGCGCGATGCGGGATGCGGGATGCGGGATGCGCGAAGCGGGTTTCGCGATGCGGGATACGCGAAGCGGGTTTCGCGGGTTCGTGAATACGGGAATTTACACGAGGCATCTCGCGATATGCGTGCGCGAATTCGCGAAGGGACGCGCGGGATACAGGCTTACGGGTTAAAAACCTAAGAAGAAGGAATAAAAAATAACAATCGAAATCTATTGGCGCACCCCCCCTTTCGGGGGGGCTCAGGGGACCCGAGCTTTAGGCTCGACTAGGTCTTTAGCTCTATGGGGGCATTGTCTGCCTTGCTCATATCTTGTCCTCCTCGTCCTTCTTTTTGTCCGCCTTCCACTTCTCGTGGACTTTTACGGCTCGCTGCTGGCGCTCTTCTCTGACCGCCTTGCGCAGCTCTGCTCGGATACGGTACGGGTCGCCCTCAAAGCTAGGTCCATCCCTGTGGCTTTTAGTTTTGGGATATACTCTGCGTATATGGGCATCGAGCTTGTCCTCGACCCTCTGGAGTTTGACCAATACTTTATCGATCGCAACCCAGAGGTCCCGTTCTGCCTTTGACATCCGGCTCATCGTAGGTCATCGGACTCTAGTGGTCCGTCCTCCCTTATGTATCCATCGTTCCCCCAGCACCCATCACAGGTGGGCATACCGTGGTGCTCGCTGTCCTTGCTCTTTGGCAGTGCATACCAGACTTTTTCTGAGTCTGGGTCTACGACCTTGTCGCATATCCAGCACTGCACTAGGTCCTTTGTGGTCATAGTTCAGGTTTTCTCCTCCGACGAATCCCCGCCGGCCGGGAGCAGGTTAGTTTTCCCGCTAACTCAAGAAGTGAATAATCGTAAAGGACCCTCAGGGAGGCGGTTCTGTTTCGCACTCCCGTCATTGGGTGGTTGGTTCCCCTTTGGGATGGTCCCCTGCATCTGGCTGGTCGTGCTACCGAGTCACCAGACGCCCTAGCCTACTGGGCAGCTAGCCCGTTTCGGCGTCATTGGATGGGGATTAAACCCAAGGGGAACCGATTTCGCCTGCCGAGGAGCAGGTCTTAGGCCCATCCTAGGAGGATGGGTTCAGAGCATCGAGCAGGCAAGGACTCCGGCCACTAGGCCATCATTGTCCCTGCCTGCTCAGCGCTCGGTGGTATCACGGAGACCCGGAGCAAGTTCTGAATGCTTCGAGCCGATGTGCCCGTTAAGCCCCCCATAACCCCCTTTGCCAGAATGTCTCCAGCATCCGAGGGTCTTGAAGTGGGTTCCACGCTCTGCGTGCTTAATCTGGCTTGCACAGCCAGGCACGAGGCAGTCGTAGGCAGTTACGCCTCCCACTTGCAAGGTACCGACCAGCCCTGCGGACTGGGTTATGGCAGTCTGGAGTCGCTCCAGCCGAGCTATGTAGCTCTGCTTCTTCGACTCCTTACCACCCACCGGCTTCGCCGGTGCGGTAAAAAGGGCGGTCACAGGGTCAACCGCAGCGGCTGCTTCAGCAGCCGGCCCCCAGTGTCGGACACCGGGAGCAGACAGCTTCACAATCGCTACGAGCTCCCTAAGGAGCTCTCGGATTTCCGTGAGGACCACAATTGGTTCGTCGTTAGACGACAAATCAATCACCTCTGATTGAACCCCCCGCTCCGACTGCCACCCCCTAGGGTGGACTTCCGTCGTCATAGCTGGCAGGGGCCGTGGCGACCACTTTGCCCCCCCCTTACAGGGGGGGCTCAGGTTCGCCGATTAACTGCCCATTCAACCCCGGCGACTCCGTAGGAGTCGAGCACCGGTTGCTTGCCGGCTTGGTTGCGTCGTCTCTTGTCCAGCAGCCCCGTAGGGGCTGGGCTAGGTTGCGTCGTCCCAAAATCAGCCGAAGGCTGGGCAGGGTAATCATCAATTGTTCCCAATAAAAACTCCCCCCGTAGGGGGGAGTAGTCTACGGATTTCGAGAAATTCAGCCCCCCGTAGGGGGCTGTTGCCCGGCGTCATATTGCCGAGTACCGCGGCGGAGGATGCCGTTCTGTGTGGGGTTCCGTAGGAACCCCACACCCGCGGGCCCCGCTCCGAAGCCGGCACTCCAATCGGGGCCAACTCCTTCGGCGACTTCGAAGCGGCACCATAAGGGCAGGGGCCGATTTAAGGCTATCGCTGCCCACCTGATTCCTACGGAATGAAGAGATGCGTGGGCGGGGTCGCTGGAGAGCAGGGTATATATAATCGAAATCGGCAACGGCGGGCTACACGCTTCCTTCGGAAGCGAAGATTTGGGACGGATTTGTACCATCTCCTACGGAGATGACCACTTTTTGGGATTTTCTAGGTAGTCTTCCTCTTAGGAAGACTAAATCGGTGCCGTCGTCTATAACGACGCCCTTTCCCTAGTGACTTGAGGCAGAAGTCATTTTTTCAAAGTCATTTTTAATAGATAACTTTCACCAGCGGAAAACATATAGCCACTAAACGTTTAGGCTATCTACAAACATCTACGAAGTACCATTCTTCTTCGAGCCACTTCTACTCATTCTCACCCATACTTTTAAATAGTTCCAAATGCATATAGTGGACGACGATGCACAAAGAACACGGATTGCTGAAATACAGCAAGATAAACATACTTACCACGAAGTCTCCCTCGATGTTGGTAGACAAAATCAGGGAGAATCCAGAGGATTTCGAACGTTACGAGTTCTACTTGAAGGAACTCAACGACGATTCCACTTTATCTCTCAATGTCATCGAACTCAGCAGAGCAGCAGCGATCCTGATGCAGCTGGAGAAGTACGATGGCTGGGCATATGAGAAGTCCATAGAGGAGTTGGCCCAGTTTGAGGGTACCAACGAACGTATGAGGAAGATGAATGAATACATCCTGAACTGGTTGCATCGTTCGAGAAGCAAAGACATTCTCAGCGACACTGTAAGTCAGGCGAGGGAAGTTCTCCTCGAATTGAGGGGCGATGGCGGAGACGTCAAGATGGAATGGAAGCGTGGAAGGGAAATCGTGGATACAGAATTCGAGGAAATAGAAAATGAACAACACAACGAGTAATACAGATAGTCTTATTGACACACTGATGGGAAGTCAGGAGCTTATGTTACTGGCCTTATTGGTATTAGGTTTAGGGGCAGTAGCGTGGCTATATGTTCCCCAGGTACGTTTTTTCGTATCTAGGCTAATAGGAAAGTACGACGATGAGATTATGGAGATTTATGAGAAGAATCTCACGCCTTTAATGCGTGAGAAGCTGGATGATTTGGCTGCGAAGCACGTCAAGGACGAGATTTTGAAGCAGGTTATTCTAACGACATTTGATCACACAGAGGACAAGGCCCAGGGAACTGTAAAGAAACTGGTCAGGGACCTGGCCGAGGCAGCCCCCAAAGACAAAAAGTAATTTTGTTCAATCTGAGCGAAGTTCTTCTAGAGGCGAAAAAGAACGTCGAGGAAGAATCCAATACAGAGCAGAGGTTCAACCACAATTATGAGATTTTCCAGGAGTTCATAAGTGTTGCGGAGAATTCCAAGTCAGACAAGGACTTCCACGCAACCGTTCTGGAAAGTTTCAATCTGTTCTGTGTAGCCTACATACGTCTTGATAACAGGAAGCCAATGTTTCCTTCTCCTTGGCAATCTGAGGCTGCTGCGATTTTTGAACAGAACGACGTAAATCTTTTCATAGAGCCCCGTAAGATAGGGAAGAGTGCTTTATTGAGTGCTTATATACTATGGAAGATGTGTCGTGATGATGGTACAAGGGCAGTCATCTTTGCACCTACGCAGGACCAGTTGTTCATTATGGAGGATATATGGAAGGCATTGAAGCGTTGCGACTATCTGATGAATGAATATGTTCAATTGCACGCAGGTATAGGCAAGCGGGGAACGTATGGGAAGGAGTACATACGTTTTGCGAAGAACGAGTCCGAGGTAGTAGCTTCGAACTTGGCGCAAAGTCAGAAGGCAGATACAAAACGTGGTAACAAGGGGTCTCTCTTCGTAGTAGACGAGATAGAGTTGGTAACCAAGGAGGTTCGTACCACTGTTATTGACGATATGATGGCGGATGCGTACACTGAGAAGAAGATGATAATGGTTGGTACGCCAAAGACAGTAGCCAATCCCGAGTTGGAGATAGAGTGGGAGAGCTATCAGAAGATGCCAGATGAGTATGGCACTCATCATATGAATGTATGGGAGGCCATAGACACCGGTTGTATCACTAATAGTTATATAAAGAACCGTTTTAGGAGGTTGAATATCCCCTGCCAGTGGGTCCTGAAG